AAAGAATATCAAAATGTATTAAATGGATTGTGGGCAACCATGGAAACAATTCAACCACCTGCAGGCACAAACCCAATAGATATGTTAAAAAAAGAATTGTACGATTATGTTAACGGACCAAGCGCTGGAACATATGCATCATTTAAAAGTGGCGCTGTATTATTAGAAGATCAAAATTTTTATTTTATATATGATAAATTTTATGACGAATTAAAACGTGGAGATTGGAATCAAGAAAGAGCGAGAACTGCAACTATGATTAAACAATACTTTAAAGGTGAGTTTGATTGTCAAAAAAGATTTCCAAAAGGTGATAACGAAGAATCGTTTCCACCATTACGAGTTTTAAAACTTCCAAGAGAAGGTTTAGAAAAAGAAGAGATACCAGAAGAAATAATAGAAATAGAAGATAAGGAGAATATAGTATGACGAAAGCACCTAGTGTTTATATATCAATGCCAACATATGATTTAATGCAGGTATCAACTTGTTTATCGTTGGTTAAGTTGTTTAATAAATTTACTCTTGCTAAAATAAAAGCAGAAATAGGAACATTTAAATGTGCATATGTAGGTTATGGTAGAAATGTATTGACTGCTATGTTTTTAGAATCTGGTTTTGATTATCAATTATTTGTAGATGCAGATATGGAGTTTGAACCGGACGTGGTAGGACGTATGATCATAGCTCAGAAGGATGCTATCTGTGTGCCATACAGAAAGAAAACACAAGACAACGTGTTAAAATTTTCTGTAGAGTTTGACAATCCTTTGGATATTAAAATAGATGAGAAAGGTATTGTAGAATTAAAAGTGGGACCTGCAGGATTAACATTAATTCATAGAAAGGTTTACGAAAAACTAATGAAAGATAATCCACATTTAAAAATAAAACAAAAAGAAATTATATCCGAAAAAGCTAACTCATATTTTTATAATTTTTGGGATACAACTTTTACTAAAGATGGCACATGGTGGGGAGAGGATACTAACTTCTGTAATTTAATTAGAAAATCAGGTTTTAAATTTCATGGAATCGTTGATGGTAAAACCACGCACCATGGATCATATGGTTGGACGGGATCATTAGCCGATGGATTTAAGAAAGCTGATGCAAAAGACCAATAAAATTTATGGACCACCTGGCACAGGTAAAACTTTTAGATTAATAAGGCGTGTAAAAGCATACGAACGTAAAGGTGTGCCGTTGCATAAAATAGGATATTTTGCATTTACTAGAAAAGCTGCTGAAGAAGCGCGTAAAAGAATTAATGTATCTGAAAAAGAAGTGCCGTACTTTCAAACATTGCATGCATTTTGTTATCACTTATTAGGATTAAAAGAAGAAGATATTATACAACCATATCATTACGAGGACTTAGGTAAAAAATTAAATATACGTGTTTCATTTGTTGACAAATATAATGAAGAAGAAACACATTTTTTAACTTGTAACAATCCATATTTTCAAATGATACAAAGAGCAATTAACAAAGATATTGATATTAGACAGGAGTTTGACTTAAATGAACATGACAAAAGAAAAATAAACTACGATACTTTAAATCACATTTATAGAAATTTACAAATATACAAAGATAAAAACAATCTTTTTGACTTTAATGATATAATTAAGGAAGTAATAAACTCTGACAAAATACCAAAATTTAAGGCTATATTTATTGATGAAGCACAAGATCTATCACCATTACAGTGGCAACTATACGATAAATTAAAAGAACATTGTGATCAAATTTATTTAGCTGGTGATGATGATCAGGCTATCTATGCCTGGGCAGGCGCTGATGTAAAAAGATTTGTACAAGAACCTGCAAAAGAAATTGTTTTAAAACAATCACGTCGTATATCCATGGCGGTGCAAGCAGAGGCAAGATACCCGATTATGAAAATAGAGGGTGTGAGAAAGAAAAAATTTTATAGACCTAGAAGTTATGATGGAGAGTCACGTTACATAGCTGATCTCAATCAGGTTGATTTAACAAAAGGTAGGTGGCTTATACTAACAAGAACTAAAAGCAATCTATTAGATATCATGAAAGATCTAAGACGTAAGAATTTTTATTATCAAAGTAACAAAGGCAAAAGTTTTAAAGTTGGTATGTATGAAGCAGCTGCTGCTTATACTAAATGGACGATGGATGAAATATTAAATGAAAAAGAAATAAATGCAGTTAGAGAATTTATACCTTCAGGTAAATGGGATGCTAAAGTACCTTGGTATGATAAATTTATAGCAGATCAAAAAGAAATTTTATATTTAAGAAATTTAATTGCATCAAAAGAGAATTTAAAAGAGAAAGCAAGAATATGGTTGTCAACTATACATGCAATAAAAGGTGGTGAAGAAGACAATGTAATTTTATCTTTACATCAAGGTCGTACTGTACAACAAGGAATTAAGTTAAGTATTGACAAACAAGATGAGGAGCATAGAGTGTGGTACGTGGGTATAACGAGAGCAAGAAATAACATATACAAATTAAGGGCTAAAAAGAAATTAAAGGAGTATCAACTATGACAGACAAAAACATGTTTAAAAGTGTAACTTACGACTCACTTGATAAACAGGTCGATGGAAATCATTATTCTAAAATGAAAATTCAACCTGCGTATTTTATAAATGAAAATAATTTACCCTTTGCAGAGGGCAACGCTATAAAATATATTTGCAGACACAAGTCAAAAGGCAAAGCAAAAGATATACAAAAAGCAATACATTATTTAGAAATGATATTAGAAAGGGATTACCCATGACATTTGGTTTTGGAATAGGGATGTTTTTTCTTGGTATGGGTTGTATATTAATAGGTTCGATAATAGCATTTTTTATAATTAAACAAGTAATTAAAGAAAAAATAAAACCTACGAGGTTTGACGATTTAGAATGATTTTACCTCAAACAGAATGGGTTCAACCCGCAGAATATCCTGATCTTAGATCCTATGATGAGATAGCCATTGACTTAGAAACTAGAGATCCAGATTTAAAATCAAAAGGATCTGGTGCAGTTATTGGTAATGGTGAAATTGTAGGTATATCTGTGGCCACATATAATAACAAATGGTATTTTCCAATTGCTCATCAAGAAGGGCCTAACATGGATAGAAGTAAAACTATCGAATGGTTTAAAGATATTTTAGAGTGCCCTGCTACAAAAATATTTCATAATGCTATGTATGACGTATGTTGGATACGTAGTTTAGGTTTGAAAATAAACGGTCTAGTTGTGGATACAATGATCGCATCTTCTTTGTTGGATGAAAATAGATTTTCTTACACACTTAATACTTTGTCTTGGCATTTTTTAAACGAAGGTAAAAATGAAAGAGCGCTTAACGAAGCTGCTAAATCTAGAGGATTAGATGCAAAGGCTGACATGTGGAGATTACCTGCACATGAAGTTGGAGCATACGCTGAAAAAGATGCAGAGTTAACTTTTAAACTTTGGCAGCATGTAAAAAAATTAATGATAGAAAATGATCTTGAAGAAATTTTTAATCTTGAGACTGATCTTTTTCCTTGCCTAGTTGATATGCGCTACCTAGGGGTGCGGGTAGACGTGACCAGAGCGAATCAATTAAAGAAACAACTAACAACACAAGAAGAAAGATTAATCCACCAAGTAAAAATAGAGACAGGATTAGAAACTCAAATATGGGCCGCACGTAGTATTCAAAAAGTTTTTGAACATTTAAAATTACCTTTTGAAAAAACTGAAAAAACTGGTGCGCCTTCATTTACTAAAAATTTCCTCTCAAATCATGAACATCCCATAATTCAAAAGATAGCAGAAGCTAGAAAAATAAACAAGATTAATACAACTTTTATAGATACAATTTTAAAACACGAACATAAAGGTAGAATTCATGCAGAAATAAATCAAATTAGATCTGATGATGGAGGAACAATAACTGGTCGTTTTTCATATTCTAATCCAAACTTACAACAAATACCTTCACGGGATCCTGTTTTAGGTCCTATGATTAGAAGTTTGTTCATACCAGAAGAGGGGTGTAAATGGGGTTGTTTTGACTATTCGCAACAGGAACCAAGACTTGTTGCACACTATGCACTACGTTATGGTTTACCATCTGTAAATACTATTGCAGATTCTTATGATACAGATCCTTCCACAGACTTTCACAAAATAGTTGCAGAGATGGCAGAGATTCCTAGATCACAAGCTAAAGTAATTAATCTTGGTTTGTTTTATGGCATGGGTAAAGCTAAGTTACAAGCAGAGTTAGGTGTATCTAAATTTAAAGCAGAGGAATTGTTTGATAGATATCACTCAAAGGTTCCGTTTGTAAAACAATTAATGAATGAAGTTATGAAAGCTGGTTCTAAAAAAGGTCAGATAAAAACTTTGTTAGGTAGACGATGTAGGTTTCCTAAATACGAACCAATACTTAGAGGTTCTGACTGGGGTAAGTACATACCACCAGAAGACGAGGAGCGTATGCAAGATTTACAAAAGATGGGTCCATACATAAAAGATGATGAAGGAGAGATATTAAAAGATAAAGATGGTAATCCTCAAAAAAATTATTGGCATAACAATCCAACTCGTAGAGCTTTTACATACAAAGCGTTAAATAAATTAATACAAGGATCAGCTGCTGACATGACAAAAAAAGCTATGTTAGAATTATACAAAGAAGGTATTACGCCACACATACAAGTGCATGATGAATTAGATATATCCGTTAAAGATGAAGAACACGCAAACAAAATAAAGGATGTGATGGAAAGCGCTGTTGACTTAAAGATACCTAATAAGGTAGACTATGAATCTGGTCCTAATTGGGGAACAATTAAATGAGGATTTATTATGGCTTATCTAAATGCAAACATTCCTGTGGAGTACGCACAAATCAGGAGAGAATATCTTTATGATCTTAAAAAACATCATGGAGAAGTTGAAGATTGTATTATCTTTGGTGTTACCTGTATTACGGGGCGTGCATTATTATTTCACGCTATTATGGAAAACGGTGCGATCTTTTATAGATTACCTATTACAGCTTTTATTCAGAGGGGCTTTAAACCAGAAGATGCACCCATACGAAGACTTGATGAACTTCAGCTTTGGAACTCTTTTAGTTATTATCCTGCTGTTACTTCTTGGGATATTTTAGAATCACAATCCGGTAAATACATAGGTAAAGATAAGAAGTGGCATTGGGGTAGATATTTATTTACTGTTGACTTTGCTCACCCAGAACCTAATATACTAGATACTGATCATTCTGAGATCCCGCACGAACATAAGTGCGCACACGTACTTGCGTTAAATGATGGCAACTACGCAGCACAACCTAACAACAGACTAATTTGGGATATACCGTCGTTTACGGTAAAAGACAAAACACCTGATTGGAAGGTACAAACTAACTATTGGAACGTAGAAGATACACAACAGTGGAGAACAGAAGACACTGACAATTTCTTTTATGAAATAGAGGAGAAAAAAAATGATTAATAAATGTAAAAACATATGTTGTAAAATATGGGAAAAAATTAAATCTATATTTACACCAAGAAAACAATAATGAATTTAGTAGACTTATTAAAAAAAAATATAGTAATGGTTCCGGTCGTGGCTTCAGTCTTGGTCGGAACTTTTACAGGTGTTAAATATATTGTAAATTTAACAGATACTATCAATGCTAACCAAGCAGAA